TCCATTCCTCCATTACCTAGTTCCTCCCTTATACTATACCAGGTCCATGTACCTGGCTGGTTCAGCCTGGCTGGTAGCTCAGTGCTGGTTGACAGCCAAGCCTGATTCGTGTAATGATGAATCTCCTTCTTTGTTTTAGTTAGCCAACGAACATAGAATCGAGCCTCGATGTCCTCGGGGCTCACCCCAACTCTCCATTGTCCATTGCCAATGAACTTCTTATACTATGTGTTAAAGATAACTTTTTTACTCTGGTTTTCTCCGGTGTGGACTCAGCTGGAAACAAATAATGATGATGAACTTTTTTTGCTTTAACTCTTGACATCCTAATTTATCCCACTATATTATTAGTAAGGAGAAACAAAAAATGAAAAAAAGACTAATTGACGACCTATCATGTGAGATCGCTTACCTGTTAGACAATCCAACAAATGGCTCTGTCTACATGGTAGAGGGGGAAGTGATTGCAAACATTCAAGACTTAGTTACAAAGCTGGAAAAGGAAATCTACAATGAACATTAAAGACTGGATCAAAAGAAATTTAGACAAAGACCAAATCAAGGAAGTCGTTGAGCATGGTTGCGTGAACGGAACAGTAAGCGAACTTATATATTACGCTGATACTTCTGCATTTCATGATGCACACGAAGAGGAAATATGGGAGATGGTCTATGAATCTGCAGAGGGTCAAGGTCTAACTATCCTAGAATTTCTTGCTACATTACGAGGAGGACTTGTTGGCTCGATGTATCAACTAAAAAACCTTTTGGCGTGGTTCGCTGTTGAAGAACATTGTTACCATATGGTAGAAGCTGAAGACGAAGACGTCGCCTAAGTGCCTGTTTTTATTATTTGGTTTGTGTGGGCTATACTCCTCACTTCCATTGCTATTAAGATCATTAGCTCTGTGCCCTTTGGCGTTGGTTTGCTTTTCGGTGAGCTTCTGATCTTGCTGGCGATTGTTTGGTTTGTTGCTCTCTTCTTCTGACTCCTTTCTCCATTCTCCATTGCTTCTTTACCCTTTATACAATGGCTACTATAATTATATTATTCCGCCGGTCACAGCTCAGCGTTGCACGATCGCTATCCTCTAAAAAGTTATCCACAACTTAATTAACATAATAACTTGTAATTAGTTAGGACATAACTATATTAATAGTATACCGATAGGAGGTAATAACTATGAACAAAAAGAAAGAAGTAGATAAGTTGGTTAGACTAACTGTATTACATAATTTCATTAGTAAGCAGTTAACAGAACAGAAAGATCTTATTAAGACTATCATTTCGGATGACGATAAAGTTATCAAAGGTGAAGTACATAAGATTAACATTCTTCATAGATCTTACATGAAGTTTGATAGTGCGTTGTTAAGAGAACATCAACCTGAACTCTACGCATCCTATAAAACTAAAGCCATTCATTCTATTGAACTAAAACCTTTAATAGATCAGGATGAGGAAGAGCAGTTAGTTGCTCCTATGTCTGCTATCATGGGTCGTAAGCCGATAGCATTCAAAGCCGATTAAAAGTTTAGGCACACTTTTGCATGGCGTATTTGCGCCATGCATTTCTCCATTCTCCATTGCCCTTTTAGCTATTAGCTATGTACACTATATATACTATTACACGCGGGACGGCTCCAGGCTGATTTTGGTTTCGTTGCTGGTAAGCCGATGAGGTGTGTCGGTAATATGTGGTGATGAGTGCTTGAAAAGAAAATAAAGTTATCCACAACTAATTAGTTGCAATTAGTTAGGACTTCTATAATATACTTATATGCCTAACGATAACAATCTCACGCTAAGACCTTTTGCCGATGTGGAAGAGCGTCTTGACGATACAACTCGTATCACGCGTGAGAACAAAACAAGAAGAGAGGTAGACTATCGTGCTATTGCTGATCTCCTTAGTAGTGAAATTTATAATCTTATTGCTACTACTGATGACGCTCAGGTAAAGCAATGGGGTCGTAACCTACTATCAAAGCTACAAGGAAGAATTAATCCTTTAGACTTTTAATTGATTGGGGCGGGATAATCTCCCGCCCCTTCTTTCTCGCTCCATTTTCCCCGCTCTCAAAAAACCCTACTACTTAATAAGGTTCCTAGACCGCTTTTCCACCGATCAAGGTCTGTGGCTGACCCCCGCCCCCCTATTTGGCCCCTAGCTTCTATGAGAAGGGCACCTAGGTTGTGATTGCCACAAATAATTCCATCTGATATAAGTCTGAGTATGAGATTAGACGTTGATGTCGAATCAATGACGCATGAAGAAGCAAGAGAAGCAATGCTTAAACTTGAACTTCGTAAAGCGCAATTAGATTTAAGTAGTAAGTCAAGAGACTCCTTTATAACGTTCGTTAAGGCCGTTTGGCCAGGGTTCGTGGAATCTGATCATCATAGAATGATCGCGGAGAAGTTTGAGAAGGTCTTGTCAGGTGAAATAAAACGATTAATCGTGAACATGCCACCGAGACATACAAAATCAGAATTTGCGTCCTACCTCTTTCCAGCTTGGCTCTTGGGCCACAAACCACAGACCAAGATTATACAAACAACTCACACGGCTGAACTGTCTTACAGATTTGGTCGTAAGGTAAGGAACCTTATTGACTCTAATGATTATGCAAAAGTTTTTCCAGATGTTAAACTCTCAGAAGATTCTAAAGCTGCGGGACGTTGGGAAACGAATCATGGCGGTGAATATTTCGGCGCGGGTGTGGGTGGTGCTATTACTGGTCGTGGTGCTGATCTACTTATTATTGATGATCCCCATTCTGAACAAGACGCCTTGTCTTCGACAGCAATGGATAATACATGGGAATGGTATACATCGGGTCCTCGTCAACGTTTGCAACCTGGAGGTTCGATCGTTGTAGTTATGACGCGTTGGTCTGAAAAAGACATCACAGGACAATTACAAAAAGCCATGGGTGAACCTAAAGCGGATCAATGGGATGTTATAGAATTTCCAGCTATTCTTCCTTCAGGGACCCCGGTCTGGCCTAATTATTGGAAACTCGAAGAACTAGAAGCTGTCAAAGCATCTTTAACAGAACAAAAATGGCAAGCGCAGTGGCAACAAAATCCTACAGGTGAAGAAGGAGCTCTCATCAAAAGGGACTGGTGGAGAATTTGGGATAGAAAAGATATCCCTATGTTGAAGCATGTTATACAAAGTTATGATACAGCGTTTACAAAAAAGGAAACAGGGGATTATAGTGCTATTACAACGTGGGGTGTATTCTATCCTGACGAAGTGACCCCTAATATTTTATTATTAGATTCAATCAAGGAACGTTATGAGTTCCCTGAACTCAAGAAAGCAGCTATAGAACAATATAAATACTGGGAACCAGAGACCGTGATCGTTGAAGCGAAAGCATCAGGACTGCCCTTGATCCAAGAACTACGAGCCTTAGGTATTCCTGTAATTAACTTTACCCCTAGTAAAGGGAATGATAAAGTATCAAGGGTACACGCAGTTGCTCCGTTGTTCGAAAGTGGAGTAGTGTGGATACCTGACGAAAGATGGGCTGAAGAAATGGTCGAAGAGTGTGCACAGTTCCCGTTTGGTGAACATGATGACTTAGTAGATTCTATGACTCAAGCCTTAATGAGATTTAGACAAGGCAATTTTGTGCGGTTATTCGATGATGAAGAAGAAGAGCCCACGGACCACGGAGAGACAGAGTATTACTAATGGTAGATTATAGAAACATAGATATGCTTATCGATGAAGATCCGGCCTATAGTCAAGATGAAAATATTGATCGTAGAATAGCAGAAAACGAAAGACAGTATGAAAAATTAAAAAATTTTTTTACAGATTTAAATACAGGTTTAAAGCCTATGATTGGTGAAGGGACCCCCATAGGAGTAGCTAGTGATTTTTCAAGAGATCTTTTATTACAAGCGGGTAAACGAATAGCACAACCTATTGATTATGTAGCAAAAAAAATATCTAGTCCTGATGTAACTGTAGGAGAACTTCAGAAAATAGCTCGAACAAATACGGGAATGAAAGGACTAAAATCTCAGATTCAAGTTCCTTTTGAAATGCTTGGAGAAACAGCTCAGTTTTTATTTGATCCAAAATATTATAGTGATTTACAAGAAAAAATTAAAGCTGGAACTTCAACTCAGATGGAAGAAAATATGGGAGTAATAGCTGGAGCTTTTGAAGTTGTAGGAGGTGTCGATTTAGTAAAATATATTTATAAAAAATTTGGTCCTGAGGTAGCTCAGATGATTACAAAAACACCCGGTAATAATTCAAGAGAACTAATTCAAAATTTAGATATACCTCTTGAACAAAAAAAAATAATTGTAGCTGACCTTATAGGTGAACTTGTAGACAAAAATCTTTTTAAATTTAGTGATAAAACTAGATTAGGTGGTAAAAAACCTAAAGGTTTTGCATTGGGTGGAACAGCAGAAGATTTTACACAGAACGTAGATTTTATGTCCGATCGTTTTATGAAAGATCCAGCTTTTGAACAAGAAGATGCTTTTGAAAAATCACTAGAAGGAGCCACAGCTTTTAATCCGTTTAAACTCCATAAACTTTTTAAAACATCTCCAGGTGTAGCCACTCCTAAAAATCTTAGGGAAGTAGGTCTATACAATGAATTAGTTGATACACAAAATATGGGTGGAGCAGACGTAGGAATTGAAACATTACTTCCAACTGTAAAATCAATTAGTGATAATGATTTTGCTTTTAAATCTTTTACAGTTGATAAATTAAATTCTGCTAACGCTCCTAAGAACGCAACACCTGAATCATGGAGACAGTTTTTAAAAGGAGGAGAACTTCAAGCTCCTGAATCAGAACTTCTTGATTCTGGTATGGAAGATTTTTTTATAGATAGTGATAAGATGTATCCTGGAAAAAAAATATCTAAAGAGCAATTGATTGATATTTATAATGAATCTCCAGTTGGTAATATAGAAATAAAAGTTAAAGATAAACCAACATATGACGGAAATGTAGGAACAGCTTCAGACTTAGCTCAATATGATAATTATGTAGGTAGACCAAGACACGAAAATTTTGGAAGTGCTCCAATTGATGCTTTTGGAAAGAATTATCGTGAAATTGTAATTCAGTCAGGACCTATTCCAAATGACAGAAGTCCTTATGTTCAAAGTTCTCACTTTGAAGAACCGAATGTTATAGGCTTTACTCGTGTTGCTGATTATCAAAACACAAATGGTCAAACTGTATCCGTGATTCAAGAACTTCAAACAGATCTGTTAACAACAGTAAATAATGAACAACAAAGACTTAATGCAATGGTCAAAAGAGCTAAGAAACAATCTGAAGAGCTGAATGAAATTTATAATAACCCTCTATCAGACGCAAACGATCGTGATATTGCTCAGAGAAAACTTCAAGAAATAAAAAAAAATATGGGAGGAAGAACTATAGAAGAATTAGAAAATATGAGTGTTACTAAACCTTTTCCAACTAATGTTGGTCGTGAGAGAATATCCTCACTTCAAACAGATCTTATAAGTCTTCAAGATGAAATCGATGGATTATTGTTTAAGGATAGACAAAATCTATCACCTCTACAAACAACGAGACTAGAAGATTCTATTTCTGGTATTCAAAATAAACAAATAAAAATTTTTGATGATTTAGCTTCAATGAATCGTGAACATACATATGAGCAAAAATTACAAGGAGTTCGTGTTCCTAATGTATCAGATACTGATATTACAAAAGAATTAGCCGATTACGTAGAATCAGGTGGTGGCAGAGCCTTCTCCATAGGTACTAAAGAGCTTAACACTTTTCCTCCTGTTCCTTTTTCTAGACCAGGGGATTATATCGATCTTCTTTTAAAAGCTACAATCAAAGATGCTCAAAATAAAGGTATAAAGAAAATTGCTATTATGCCAGCTGACGTGGGAGCCAATAAAAGATGGGGTAAGACAGGAGATGCTGCAAAACGATTTAGAGATTTGTATGACAAAAAGATGATTCAAGAATTAAAAAATATTAAAAAGAAATATCCAGGATCAGAACTTAGACTAGAAAATATTCAAGATCCCTCCAAGCCTGAAGCTAGTTTTTTTGGTAAAAGACTTCAAGCTGATGGAACCTTTGAGGAATTATCTGGTGAAATAATAGAGGAAGTACCACAAATTAATTTTAAAAAAAGTATGGATGATGAGGATGTACTACGACAAATTAAGGCTTTTGATGATAGCTATGGCTTAGAAAATACAAAAGCTTTTGTTTCATTTAAACAAGAGGATGGTTCTGAAATTATACAAAGAATTGTCAAGGGTAGAGTTCCTGAAGGTAGAGTCATGCAAGATAGTTCTTTTAAACTAAGTGATGATTATACAACACAGGATCTTAAAGAGGCTCAATTTATGTTTGACGAATTTAACCCTCAATCGGTTCCTATGTACGTTTTAGATATATCCACGAGTTCAGCTCAGACTGGACCTATGTATTTATATAGGAAAAAAGAAGGTGGAACTATTGACAAAGATAGGTTAGTTTCTATAACAGATATATACGGATCATATGGTAGATAAATTTAACAGTACAGCAGAAACTCCTTACTTAGCCCAAGACGCTAAAACCGTTGGGGCTGGTGGACCTGATGTTATTGAAGTAATTGATGTAGGTGCAGAAATTCAATTAGGAACTGACAACGAAGAAATCAATGTAGAAATTATAGAAGATGGTTCTGCTATTATTGGAGAACAAGAAGAAGAACTTGTTGAAGATTTTAATTCCAACCTAGCAGAAATATTAGATGATGATCTTCAATCGGAAATTTCTAGTGATCTTCTAGAAAAATTTGAAAATGATAAAAGCACTCGTTCGGACTGGGAATTAACTTATAGAAATGGTTTAGACCTTTTAGGATTTAAATATACCGAACGTACAAGACCTTTCAGAGGAGCGGCTTCTGTAACACACCCAATGCTAGCTCAAGCTGTTACACAATTTCAAGCGATGGCTTATGTAGAATTATTACCAAGTGATGGACCAGTTAGAACACAAGTAGTTGGAGCCAACACGATAGAATTACAACAAGCAGCTGAAAGAGTAAAAGAATATATGAACTATGAAATTGTTCATGTAATGGAAGATTATAATCCAGAGATGGATCAACTTTTATTTCATTTACCTTTAGCTGGAAGTGCCTTTAAAAAAGTTTATTACGATACAACTCTTGGAAGAGCAACTGCACAGTTTGTTCAAGCTGATGATGTTGTTATTAATTATGGAGCATCAGATATAAATACATGTGGAAGGCTTACACAAATTGTTACAATGCCTTACAACGATCTTCGCAAACAACAAGTTTCTGGTTTCTACAAAGATATAGAAATAACACCTACTTCAACTCCCGATAGCCAAGACAGTGGACTTCAAGAAAAAATGGATGAATTAGAAGGAGTATCTTCTGGAAATTATGCCATGAACGATATGGTAGAACTTTTAGAAATGCACGTTGATTTAGATATCGAAGGTTATGAAGATATTAATCCTAAAACAGGGGAACCTTCAGGAATTAAACTTCCTTACGTTGTTACTATTGATAAAGGATCAAGTACGGTTTTAAGTATCTATAGAAACTACAATGAAGAAGATCCTTTAAAAAAAAGAAATCATTATTTTGTTCATTACAAATTTATGCCTGGTCTAGGATTTTATGGCTTTGGTTTAATCCATATGATTGGTGGCTTATCAAGAACAGCTACCACTGCTTTAAGACAACTACTAGATGCTGGAACATTATCTAATTTACCGGCCGGCTTTAAAGCTAGAGGTATAAGAATACGTGATGATGCACAACCATTACAGCCTGGAGAATTCAGAGACATAGATGCACCTAACGGAAATATCCGTGAAGGATTGATGCCCCTCCCTTACAAGGGACCTGATCAAGTTCTATTTCAACTTCTAGGTTTCTGTGTACAAGCGGGGCAACAATTCGCAGCGGTTGCTGATATACAACTATCTGAAATAGGAGCTTCTCAAACTCCTGTAGGTACAACAATGGCATTAATGGAACGTGGCACAAAAGTTATGTCAGCGATTCATAAAAGATTACACTATGCTCAGAAAAAAGAATTTAAATTACTAGCTAAAATATTTAAAACTGTTTTACCACCTGTATATCCTTTTGATGTAAGTGGTGGTCCAAGAGACATTAAAGTTAAAGATTTCCAAGACAACATAGATATACTACCTGTATCTGATCCAAACATTTTCTCTATGTCACAAAGAGTTACTCTTGCTCAAAGTGAATTACAATTAGCACAAAGCAATCCACAAATGCACAATTTATATGAAGCTTATAGAAGAATGTATTTAGCCTTAGGTGTAAAAGATATTGAACAAATTTTACCAATTCCTCCACAACCACAAGCAATGAATCCAGCTCAAGAACATAGTATTGTTTTACTTGGTAAGCCTCTTAGAGTTTTCCCTGATCAAAGCCATGAGTTACATATTAAAGCACATAGATTGTTTTTATCTTCTCCTGTTGTTAGACAAAACCCAATGGTAGTTACAATGTTAATCTCTCATATTAATGATCACGTTTCTTATCTAGCACAAAAAACAGTGGATGAAGCAATGTTAGCTGAAGCACAAAAATTAAAAGAACAATATGGTGAACAGATACCACCTGAAATGATTCAACAACTAGAAGCACAAAGAGCAGTAGCTATTGATAGTGAAATTGTAAAAATTACAGAACAAATGGTTGCGGAAGAAGCTGAAGCTATGGCGGATACTAATATGGATCCTCTTGTTATGTTAAAACAACAAGAACTAGCACTTAAAGCACAAGATCTAGAACAGAATGCAGCAGAATCTGGTGAACAAATGGCTTTAAGAGAAAATCAATTTGATCAAAAAGTAAAAATGGATGCTTTAAAACTTGATGCACAATATGACATTGCAAATTTAAGAGCTGGAGTAGCTCAAGATAGAAATGCTATAAATGAGCAGAAGATAATATTAGATGCTCAAAAGAAAAATAATGAGAACGTAGGTTAAAATGCTTAATCAATTATTAGGCGGAGGCTTAGTTAAAACTGTAGGAGCAATTATAGATTCCGTTCACACAAGTGAAGAAGAAAAAAATAACGCTAAGATTAAACTCAAAGAAATTGAAGCAAGTCTTAATCAAGCACAAACTCAAATTAATTTAGCGGACGCTAAATCCACTGCTACAGGCATTGGTGGTATAATGCAGCGGTCGTGGCGCCCCCTCATCGGGATGAGTTGTGCGTTAGCAATATTGTGGGAGTACGTATTAAAACAATTTATAATTTTTATATTGGCAGCATTTAGTATTGAACATGCACCT